TTATTTAATCCTTTTTAAAATTGTGAAATATACAGAATAAAAAACAATAAAAACAATGCATGATAATATCACGGATGTCGTGAACGCATATCCAAAACCATAAAAATTAGTAAATTCAGCAAAAATTATATATCGCAATAGTAGAGTTAAACCGATAATTCCTAACGAGTACCACCACGCTTCACCCATAATTACAGCAATAATCCCTGATACAATTCCTAACGCAGCAGAAACGGTTATAAAACCAATAAAATAAAATATAGCTGAAATAATAGCTGGAATTAAAGCGAAAATCATAATGACGCCTCCCCTAAATAACACCCTGTATTTTCAAACACCTTTAATAATTCAACCGTGTCATTGAATGTTAAATACTTTTCATTTCTAATACCGTCAATCATTTTAGGCGAGTTGCGCAAACAAGTATGGGCAACAAGTAAAAATGCGAACTTATTGGCCTCATATTCTTTTGCTTTCCTATTACTATCCGTCAACATATCAATTTCTAATAAATTGTAACCTCCTTTGTGCAAAATAATATGTCCTAATTCGTGTGCTAGTGCTATCTTTTTATGATTAACATCTATTCTTGAATTGATGACAACATCTTTTGTGAACGGCGTTTTAATCAATAATCCTTTTAAGGCTTTAGGTAGCGTTCTGTAGTGCACCTTAATCTTTAAATTCTTAGCTATAACATCAGGATCGTTTGATTTATTCTCCCTTATAACATCTATTACAATCGGTAACATTCTTTTCATGCTAACACTCCCTTTATTTACAATTTATCCCTTTCGTCTTTACGTGATGAAATAACCCCTTTTACCACGCTTTCAACCATTTTCTTTTCTTGCTCTGTTAGTTCGTAATCCCCATAGAACATAACTTTTACATTTTTCAAATTAATCATAGAGGTATCTTCCTTTTTGGTTGAAACCTCTTTTTTTATTTTTTGAACATCAATAAATGCGTTGCTTGTAAAATAATCGATTGGTACTCCGAAATATTCTGATAATATTTTAATGCTTTTTAAACTGGGTTCACTTTCACCTTTTTTCCACCGTGAAAAGGCACTTTGCGGAATTTTTGTTTTTTGAGAAACCTGATATGCGGATACGCCTGTTTGGTGCATTAATTCTTCTATTTTTTCGTATAGCATAATATGCCTCACTAAATATAAACATCCTGTTTAATATTTTTATAAAATATTTACTGGACTACTTGCAAAAACGGAAGTACAATACAAGCATAAGGTACTTACGAAAAAGTAAGCGTCTTTAAAAATCTGATATAGCAAGTGTAGTAGTGGAATATTATCACTTGCTATATCGCAAGTATATCAAAATAAAGGGGGTGTGTAAATGACTAAAACGGTAACAAAAAAAATTTTTGAGCTAATGGATGGCAAAGGCATAACAGCATACAGGTTATCCAAAGAAACGGGAATTAGCGAAAGTGTTATTTCTCGTTGGAAAAGTGGCGAGCAATCGCCAAGTTTAGGTAATTTAATTAAATTAGCAAAATACTTTGATTGTGAAGTTGATGATTTCACCAAGGGATTAATATGAATGAAAAGCTAGTTGGCCAGAAAGGAGAGTACATGAACGAATTACAAATTTTTAAAAATGTTGAATTCGGTTCGATGAGAATCATTAATGTTGGAGATGAAATTTACTTTGTAGGAAAAGATGTAGCAGATGCGTTAGGTTATGTAGATGGCAATAAAGCAGTAGCAATGCACGTTGACGATGAAGATAAAAAACTCAACGACAAAACGTCGCCGAGTTTCGGGCAACGTGGTGCAACACTAATTAATGAAAGCGGATTATATAGTTTGGTTCTTTCGAGCAAATTAGAAAGTGCAAGACGATTTAAACGTTGGATCACTCACGAAGTAATTCCATCAATTCGCAAATACGGCTCATATAACATGGCAATACCAAGAACATTGCCAGAGGCGTTAAAGGCGTACGCAAATGAAATTGACGAGCACAACAAGACAAAAGCCTTATTAGAGGCTCAAAAGCCGAAGGTGTTATTTGCGGATGCCGTAAGCACAAGTGATACAAGCATTCTAATCGGTGAACTTGCTAAAATCCTAAAACAAAACGGCGCTGAAAACATGGGTCAAAATAGACTGTTTGAAATGTTAAGACGTGACGGGTTCCTAATTTCTCGCAAAGGTACTGACTACAATATGCCTACGCAAAAATCAATGGAATTAGGGTTGTTCAAAATTAAGGAAACAGCAATTAATCATTCTGACGGACATGTAAGCATAAGTAAAACACCAAAGGTTACAGGAAAGGGACAACAATATTTTGTTGATAAATACCTATGGAAAAATTAGTGTACACAGTTAAAGAGGTTGCTGCGTTACTGTCGATATCAGAAACAGCGGTATATAACCTCAGAAATGAGGGCAAGTTACACCAGTTACCGATACCCGGCGTGAAATTCAACCGGAATGAGGTTGAGAAATTAGCAGGGCTGACAACGGAGTTTAACATTGTCAGATATAAACAATTGCAAACAGAAAACGAACGCTTGCAATCAGAAAATCGGTATCTAAGAGGTGAAATTAGAAAAATCACTAGCCAAATGCTAGTGATTACAGGAGATTTAAATGATTAAGTTGTGTAATGGAATGAAAATCATATCAGCAATATTAGTTATTGGTGGTATGGGTAGCTTAGAACTAGACAACATCGATATGTGGACATTCTTTTGTCAGAGTATGTTAGGTGTAACGATGTGGATACTAAGCAGTAAATGGGAAGAAGAAATAGAGTTTTATAAAAATGAAAAAGTCCGCTGGTGAAAAGTAGAAGAAGTTCAGCGGACTTAGTAGAGAAAATATAAAATTACTCTATTTATATTTTAACACAAGTATAAGGAGAAATAAATGGAAGCAGTTGATGTAATTGTACAACCAGCTATCGAGCCACAAGTAATTGATAGCAATTTAACTATGACATGGAATAACGCAGAACTTGCGAAGTACCTTGAAGAAAAACTAGAAAAGTATAACGGCTTAGTTGTTACAGAAGATAACCTAAAAGAGATGAAGTCGGTATTAAAAGAGATTGTATCTATCCGTACTAAGCTGACACGATTTGGTACGGATAAAAAACGTGAGTTAAAAATTCCATACAATACATTTACCGCAGAGTTAGAACAGGTGCTTGCAGTTGTAAGCCGAGTGGAAAACCCTATCGCAAATCAAATTGGTGAATTTGAACAACAAGAGATGATGAAACGTAAAGAAACAGTATTGAAAATGGTTGAAGATAAAGCACACTCATTAGGCATTAGGGAAGAATATAAAAACAGAGTTATGCCAAACCATAAATGGTGGGAAAACAAAACAGCTAAGATGTCCGATGTAGCGTTATCTGTTGAAGAAATGCTGAAAGGTGTATTAGAACAACAACAAAATGATGATGATCTAAAACGTATGCAAGCTGAAAAAGTTGAAATGATTAAGATGAAAATTGACTTATTTAATCAAAACTATGCACTAGATACACCAATTCAATATGAAGAAATTCAACATTGTGTAGATAATGTTCCATTTGGTGAACTTGATAGTGTTATCGCTGCAGAGTTTGAAAAACGATTAGAGATTGAACTCAAAGCGAAAAAACCACAAGAACCAGTAGAACGAGTTATAGAACAAGATACAGCATTAGAAGTTACACCATTTGTAGATGAAACAGAAACAGTAACATATGTTGTTAAAAATATTAACGCAAGACAACGGAAAGCAATCAATGATTTGTTGATTAAGTTAGGTGTGGAGTGGAGTGAGATTTAATGAATAAAAGCGAAACAATAACAGAGATAGCAAAGGCACTAGCTAAATTTCAATCGGAAGTATCTGATCCAGAACGCACAAAAGAAAATGGCTTTTTAAAAGCGAAATATGTAACGCTTGATAGTTTACTACAAACAGTAAGACCAGTACTTTCAGAAAATGGCTTGTCATTCTTGCAAGTACCATCAACATCAAAAGAGGAAGTAACTGTTGTTACTGTTCTGTTGCACACCAGCGGTGAGTGGTTTGAAAGCGACCCATTCACATTGCCATTAATGAAGAAAGACCCGCAAGGTGTAGGTAGCGTTGTTACATATGCACGCCGATATTCCTTATCCTCTATTCTTGGTGTGGCTTGGGATGAAGATGATGATGCACAAAGTAACAATGAAACAGAATTAACAAAACAAATACTACATGAAGTAACAGAACTTGTAAAAGTGAAAGGTGTTCAAAATGAAATGGTAGCATCTTACATAAAAACAACTTTCAACAAATCATCTTCAAAAATGTTAGACCTAACAGAGTTAAAGCAAGTTAAATCTTGGTTAATGTCGCTATGAAATGGAGCGTAAAAGGTATTGAACTATTACGTTCGACACTAGGTGTAATGGTAGTAATACCAGCACCACATGACAATGATCTATCAAAGATTACTACTGATAAAGAGTACACAGTAGAAATCAAACGTAAAACCAAATCAAGAAGTTTAAATGCCAATTCTTATTGTTGGGTGTTATGTCAAAACATAGCACTTGAACTAAGCAAAAATAGCTACACAACAAAAGAAGATGTGTACAAAAAAGCTATAAAGGACTGTGGACATTTCACATATGTTCCAGTCCGTGAGGATGCAGTCGAACGCTACATAACGATATGGCAAGCACACGGCATCGGATGGATAGCAGAAGATGCGGGCGAATGTAAAAACCTAAAAGGTTATCACAATGTAATGTGCTACCACGGAAGTAGTGTATACACAGTTGCAGAGATGCAAAGGCTTATTGATTGCTTGGTTGATGAGTGCAACCAGCTTGGAATAAAACTTGATGATAGCGATTACATTCAATCGTTGGTTAAGGAGTGGGGGAATGAACAAACGAAAAAGGAATGACGATAAACTTTACAAAATAACAAGACCACAAGCTATCGAACGAGATAGTATAGATGGCTATCCGTGTTGTGTAATATGTGGCGCACCTGCTACAGAGGTACACCACATATTGCCTAGGGGTAGAGGCGGTACAAGTGAATTAAATAACCTAGCGTGTTTGTGTAGATATTGCCATGAAAACTTAGCACACGGAGTATTTGCAAAGAAAACCAAATTAAAGCTAGAAACAATCATTATGGAAAGGATGAAACAATATGAAAAGAATTGATGTTGTTGAACTATATGTTAAGAAACGCATTGAGAAATTAGAACAAACACAAGCCGAATACAAAGTAAATGAAAAAGAAATTACAGAGCTAAAGGATGTATTAGATGTGATTAATCAAACGAACCCAAATGTTAAATATGCCAGCGTTGGTAAAAGTAATGGTTAGCATATGAGCGAACCTAAACGATACTTTTGGTTGAAGTTGCACAAAGACTTCTTCCAAAGAAAAGAAATTAAACGATTAAGAAAGATTGCAGGTGGTGATACCTATACAATTATCTATCTCAAAATGTTACTACGTTCAATCATGAGTGATGGAAAACTTTACTTTGATGGACTTGAAGATGATTTTGCATCAGAGCTCGCATTAGATCTTGATGAAAAGGAAGAGAATGTACAAATCACTGTACAATACTTACTTAAAAGTGGACTACTTGAAATGTGTTCCGATGAAGAATACTACTTGCCTGATACAAAAGATAGTACTGGATGCGAAACTGCTGCGGCTAGCAGAATGCGTAAGTGCAGAGCAAAAAAAGAACAATTAGAGTGTAACAATGTTACACCAATGTTACAAAACGGTTACGGAGAGATAGAGAAAGAGTTAGAGAAAGAGATAGAGAAAGAGATAGAGATAATACATAGTCATGTTTCACATGACGATGTAGATAAATCTCACTTTGAAATTATCGAATATCTTAATCTAAAAACAGGTTCAAAGTTTAAACCTACAACTAAACCATATGTACAGGCAATTAGATCACGACTAAAAGAAGGCTATACCGTTGATGATTTTAAAACAGTCATTGATAAAAAATGCCGTGAGTGGAAAGGTACAAAACTAGAAAAGTATCTAACACCTAAAACTCTATTCGCGCCAAGCCACTTTGATACATATTTGAATAGTAATGAAATGGCAACCATGACGGATACAGAACGAAAGGTTGCAGAATTAAACGCACTAATTGATGCAGTAGAAAGGGAAACAGATGAAACCGGAAATATTGAAAGCTACGGGCCAACTATTGATATATCCGAATATTGACAATACAAAGGTTAAAATGTACGCCTATATGCTGGAGGATATCAACCCGGTAACTTTGGCCGAAGCAATTAAACAATGTATTAATACATGTGAATTCGTTCCAGCTGTTGCAACTATCCGCAAAAAAGCGGCAGAAATTTCCGGGTATGCAAACGGAAAAGAGGAACGATTAATTGCGCAAGATGCATGGGAAGAGGTTAGAAAGGTTGCTAGTAGTTTTGGGTATGAAAAAGGTCTTAATGAACTTGAAGGTATTACAAGGCTTGCTGCTAAAACAATATGGCGTTTCTTCGATCCGAGAAATTGCCAAAGCTACAATGAAAGTGCAGCAATGAGCCAATTCTGTAAGGCGTATGAACAACTGGTAGCACGTGAACAAAAACGTATGGAAATCGCGGAAAGCATTAAAAATAATGGCTTGCTATCAGAAGCACGAAAAAGAGCAGAACTCAATATGCCACCTCAAACAGAAATTAAGATGCTTGATAATGGGCATTTAGTTGAAGTTGAAAGGTTTGAACCGATTGACTTAAAAGGGTTAGTTGAAAAGGCGGACATAGCAGAAGAATATAAAGCAAAAATTCTAGGAGTACTGAAATGAATTGTTAAAAAGGCGGTAAACACAAATGAATGAACAAAAGAAATATGAATTTACAGGAGAAATTAAAGTTGTATTTGGTATTAATTTTAAGCAAATCAGAGCAATTATAAATTTCGGTTGTGTAGTTGCCGGTGAAATTGGCGGATGGATTGAAAAAGAAGAAAATTTAAGCCAGTCCGGCGATGCTTGGGTGTACGGCGATGCTAAGGTGTCCGGCAATGCTAAGGTGTCCGGCAATGCTAAGGTGTCCGGCAATGCTTGGGTGTCCGGCAATGCTAAGGTGTCCGGCAATGCTAAGGTGTCCGGCAATGCTTGGGTGTCCGGCGATGCTGAGGTGAAAAAAGATGATGATTACATGGTTATTGGTGGAGCTGGTCGTTACAATCGGTTCACAACATTCTTTAAATGCCGAGATAAAACAATCAAAGTAGTATGTGGGTGTTTCTTCGGAACAATTATTGAATTCAGAGCAAAAGTAAAAGAGACACATAAAGGAAATAAGCACGAAAAAGTATATTTGGCTATGGCAGATATGGCTGAATTGCAGATAGGTAATGACGAGGTGGAAAAATGAACACAGTACAAATTTTAGGTAATTTAGCACGTGATCCAGAAGTGCGTTATACACAAAGTGGTCGAGCGGTGGCCACTTTTACGGTAGCGGCAAGCAATACATACATTGATAGTGCTACAAACGAAACAAAAGAACAAACTGCTTTCATCAACTGTGTGGCTTGGGGAAAACTAGGCGAAGCAGTAGGAAATTACCGCAAAGGAAACCGCTTATTCGTAGAGGGGCGTATTCAAACGCGCTCTTATGAAGATAGCAACGGACAAAAGAAATATGTTACGGAAGTTATAGCCGGTTTTGTTGGTGTATCCGCATTGAATGATACGGCAACGGAAAGTAACTTTGAAAATTTTGCAGATGATAAAGGCAACGATGAAAATGTTCCGTTCTAAAGGGTGATAAAAATGCTAGTAAAAAATGAGAATGAGTGGTGTTGGTGTTTTGGTGGGTATGTAGGTTGGCCGCAAAAAAGCATTGAAGATGCCGTTAATGATTTTGCAAGTACATATCCAGATAGTGAAGTACCAAGTGTTAGGGTGGCAAATCCATATTATTATGTTCCAAAGGTTGATGCTGAAAGGGTTATCAATGATGTTGTAGATTATGATCTTGACGATGAAATAGCGGAATGGTCGGAAGATTATCTACTAGATGTAAAACAAGAACATATAGATGAATTACAAGAAGAATTAACCGCGGTATTTCGTAAATGGGAAAAACGCAACGGGTACAACAATACGTCTTTCGTGGTGTTTGAAACTATAAACCCTTTTGAAAATAAGGTGTGAAGAATGAAAATTCTTGATGCATGTTGCGGTTCTAAAATGTTCTGGTTTGATAGAGAACATGAAGAAACTGTTTATATGGATAACCGTACATTAGAAACAACGCTATGTGATGGTAGGAAATTAATTGTAAAACCTAATGTGATTGCAGATTTTCGCAAGATGCCTTTTGAAGATGAAAAATTTTATCTTGTAGTATTTGATCCGCCACATTTAGTGAGTGCTGGCGATACATCCTTTTTAAAATTAAAATACGGTAAATTAGGGCCGGATTGGAAAGAGGATATAAAGCAAGGTCTTTCTGAATGTTGGCGAGTACTAAAACAAAACGGAACGTTAATCTTCAAATGGAACGAGGAACAAATAACATTACCAAAAGTGCGACCATTATTGCCTGTTGAGCCAATTTTAGGGCAACGGCGAGGTAAAACGGTTTGGTTGGTGTTTTTTAAAGGTGAGGAGTAAATATGTTACAAATAACAGTATTTATGAATGGTGCGACTAGAAGGTATCAAACGCAGTCATTTAAAGATAAATATGAAAGAAGTTCCGACATGGAAGTGTATGATGCAGTAATAAGCAATATTAATCTTGGATATGCAAAGGTAATTACTTTTAAAGACGTATTTTCAAATGTAAATGTTTCGGTATCGCCTATTACGTGCTTAATTGAATGTGAGGAAGTCATAGAAGATGAAACTGGTACAAAGAAAGCGTAAACAACAATACATAAAAGCCTATTGCCTTATGTATCCGTGGTACACATATGAAGCGCATTGTGAATGGGTTGAAGCGGTAACTTATGCAAGTCCGGGGCCTAGAAATAAGCCTGATAAATTTAAACACGGGCGGCATTGTTTGAAGTGGCTGCTTGAATATGATGCGCATTCGATGAGTGGTGAAACGAACATATGGCGCATAGTAAAGGGTGAATAATGAAACAAGCATTAATAAAAGGTGCTAAAAGTGATGAGTGGTACACGCCTATAGAAACAGTTCAAATGATGCTTAATGTATTCCCGCCGAAAGTTGGCGATAAAATCTTATTGCCGTTTGATACAGATAAAAGCAATTTTACAAAAATTGTTACACGCGAATATGATCCATTGGCTATATACGGCATTAGTGATTTTTTAACTAGAGAATATGAATTTGATTATTTAATCACTAACCCGCCATATAGCAATAAAGATGAAATTATAGCGCGATGCATCGAAACGGGGCGCCCGTGTGTACTGGTATTGCCTATAGATACACTGGGGGGGGGTACAACGGCATAAATTGTTTAGCAAAACCAATATAAGCGTATACATACCAACTAAGCGCATTAAATTTATAAGTGAAACGGGCGAGCATACAAAATCGCCCGCACATCATAGCATTATTGTTATGATTAATGCTCCAAAAACGGAAATAGCGTTTGAATATCAAAATAAAAGGTGTGGAAAATGAAGAAACTTGTGAAGGCAAATGATCTAACATATACACGTGAACAATTTGCAAGTGCTTTAACCATTGTTATTGGAAATAGAATTTTAAAACCAAATATAACCGCAAATTCTTATTGCATCATCGTTGAATATAATATTCCAAACGGTATAAAGCAAAAACGGTTAAGACAAGTAATTTCAAAAGAAAATTTACAACATTTTAACGGAACAATGGAGTTGTATTTGTATCATGTTAAGGAACAAATCAAGCATTTATTAACAAAAGGGGAATTGAATTATGACGAATGAGCAAAAATGGTTATTAGAACAAATGCACCAAGAAGGATATAGAGATATTAAAATTATCGGGGTATATGCTTATTTTGTAAACCCAGATTTTATTGAAAACGGTGGACATTTTAAAGTGCGGGAGCATACGCCGCGTATTCCATGCCGTGTATTGGGTTTAAGTCCTAAAACAGATAAATATTCTATTGGTGCGTTACTGGGTATTGTGGAATGGGAAAAGGTTCCGGTTGATACGCCTATCATTATCAAAACTACATACGGAGTGTTAAGGCGGTATTTTGCCAGATATAACAGGGGGAAGGTTTGCTATTTTAATTACGGGGCAACAAGCTGGAGCAATGGAATGCTGGGCGTGATTACAGAAGCAGAACCGTGCAATGTGAGGTTGGCAGAAAATGAGCGTAATTGACATAGTATTCAAAGGACGCCCGATTACTAAAAAGAACCACGGGCAAATAATAAAAAAAGGCAACAAACGGGGTTATATTCCGTCGGAAGCCTATTCAAATTATGAAGATGCATGTTTATGGCAATTGGCTGGAAAGAAACTGCATATATCTGGCATTGTAGTTGTTGAGTGTAAATATTACTTGCCTAATAAAAGAAGTTGGCCGGATCTAATAGGATTACTGCAAGCAACCAGTGATATATTAACAAAAGCCGGTGTGATCGACGATGATAAATGGATATGTTCATATGGTGAAAGCTGCATAGCCGGTATCGATAAAGAAAACCCGCGGGCAGAAATTCGTATCATGGACAGGCGAAACGCCGTATTAGAACAACTTTTAAAATAGGGGGATATTAAATGGGTTTAATCTGTAAGTTAAAGAAGTTTGTATTTGGTTGTGAAAAAGAGAACATAATCAAGGTTAAGCGGTTTATGAATGGCGTATTGTTACCTAAAATGGGCAGTGCGGCCGCTGCCGGAATGGATTTTTACCAACCGGAAAGCGTTGTTGTAGAACCGCATCAAACGCAATATGTAACGCTAGGTTTAGCAATGGAAATTCCAAAGGGATATATGTTAATGCTTGCGCCACGATCGAGCATGAGTAAAACTCCGTTAGTCATTCCAAATTCCTTTGGTGTGATTGATGCAGATTACCGCGGTGAAATTAAAGGCATATTTAAAAATACCAGCGATGATGCATATCTAATTCAAAAGGGTGATAGATTGTTGCAAGGTGTTCTTGTACCAGTTGGCGCATTGAATTTATTAGAAGTTGATGAATTAACTGAAACGGCGCGCGGTTCTGGTGGTATTGGTAGTACTGGTAAGTAAAAATAGTTGTTTTAAATAAAGAAAGGCGGGCGGTGAAATATCCGCCCTATCATAAGAGGTGAGCATGAGGATTTATAACGATATAAAACGAATTGGTATGGAAGATACTATTTATACATTGCAACGTGCGTTGACCTTTGTTTATAACGATGAATTGTTAGAGCCTAAAGTTACATATGATTTTGGTGGATTTAGTATTATCTACAAATATGGAGATATCAATATAGGTATAGAATTACCATTGATTAAATTAGAACTTTTAAATCTTACGCTAGAGCAACTTGCGTTGGATATAAAGAAACAAGTTATATCACAATATAGATATGAAATAGATAAACAATATGGGGGTGTGTATGATTAATTTAGAATTGTTATCTAGTGCTTTAACAATTGTTATTGGTGATACAATCTGTAAACCTAAGATTGAAAGAGAGGACAGTAGCATAAAAATTATATATAAATTATCAACTGTAACTATTACAGAATTATCAACAATATTTGAAATAGAACATTGCATGAGGTTGGACTTTTTTGTTGATAAAATAAGACTTAAAATCAAACATCAAATATATAATTCGTTATCAGTAGGGGAAACCAATGGAAATGTTAAATTATAGTGGATATGTTGAACATTCCGACTTTTACATCGCACCTCAAAGCTATAAAGATGCATTTGATTTCTTGTGCCAGCTTGCATTTGAGAGCGAAGAAACTGTGTTCTATATAGGTAAAGCCATTGAGTATGATAAAAACTATGGATTTGATGAAGATGATAACTTTTATTTAGAAGATGAAGTGATGTTTGTTTGGAATGAGGATAAAGGAGAGTGGATAGAAAGTGTTTAGACGATATGAGAAAAGGGTTAATGAAATTCAAGCTGTGCAATATAACGGCACTAACGTTATGGAAATAGTCGATTTTATTGGTGCATCGTTAAAGGGGTGAGCGTTTGAACGAACTAGACGAAAAGAAACTAATAGAAAAGGCGGTTGAGTATCTACAACCTGTTAAGTTAATTGATGTACAGATTGCATCTATCAAAGAAGAAATCAATCAGTTACGAGCGAACCTTACATCAATAGGTGCTATTGATTATAGTAAAGACCGAGTAACTGGCGGTGGCACTCCGCAAGGGTTAGAGGGTAGCGTAGCTAGATTTCTTGATACAGTAGCAGAACGTGATAAGCGTATTGATGAACTATCAAAACTAAAATGCGATGCGATCACTAAGATTGATAGCTTAGATGAAAAGTTAGGGGCAATCATCTTGCGTTATGAGTTTGTACTCAACAATACAACCGAAGATGCCTACAAAATGATAGGGTGCTACTCCACGAAACAAGCAAAACGATATAAGCAAAAAGCGCTATTGGAATTTGGAAAAAACTTGTCCAGTAATGTCTGCAAATGTCCGTGATTGTCCGTATCAAGTGAGTTTGCTATTAGGTATAATATATATGTAGAAGTTGCCACTAAGCGACTTGTACTCACTCTTTCCTTGTAAAGGTAAATCAAAACACAACAACAAGCGCACCCACATAAGAGTGCGCCTTTGTTGTATATGGGCGAAATGTGGTGTGGGACAATTCATCGATGGACACAGAGTAGCAGCGCAACCATATTTGATTAATGAGTGAAATACAATACTTTTTTCTAATTTCAAAGTATGTGTTAAGAATTTGTAAAAATTTACTGCAAAACTAATAAGGGTAGGTCGAATATTTTCAACATAGCTTATTGACCTTAAATACGAACCTACCCTAATTGGTTTTTACATATTGAATACTGACAACTAACTGGGCCTCCAAAATTAGTCATATATTCTATTGTTACTTAACCTAACACAAGTACGATTCATAATAGTTAGTTGTTGGTATTGAGTGTGTAATGATCATTGAAAACTAGGTGTGTTTATTTTTTAACTTTGTTTTTTCATGGTTGAACTCAATAGCATACATTGTCATATCATCAACAACGCACCTAGTTTTGAGTGATTGTTGAAAACTGAAGTTATATTTGTTTCCTAGGAACTAATCATAATATAGAGAATTAGAAGGAACGCTAACTCCTATGTGGTTACATTGGCAGAAGTCCAACGGTATAACTTTAGTTTTGAATAATCAACACAATAAAAATGAATAAAACTATCACATAATGAGGTATATCTACGTGGATATATCTCATTTTTTGTATAAATCTATCAGAGGAGTGTAAGAATGACACAGATACATTGCGATAGAAAACATTGTTTAAACAATGATAAGCACGGCATATGCACGGCTGAAACAATCGAATATAACGGACGATGTCAAACATATTGCACTAGCCAACACGCATCTAAGCAAGCGGCTGGAATATGTCAGCGATCACATAGGCGTATGAAAGCAAAAGACAATAACATTCTAAAATGAGGGGGTGAATATCAATGAACTACATGCCTAAAATTAAAAAGGTAATTACGGCATTACAAGTTAAAAAGGGTTTAAGGTATGTTATTGATACTCGCCAATCATGGAGTAAGTGGGATAAGCCATTTAAAGTATATATCGTAAGTCGCATGTATAGCGAAGCAGAATATGCGAGAGCGTTCCCAAAGAAGTATGAACAAAACCCATTCAAAGAGGGGCAGTTATTTAAAAAAGTGGCTGAATACGATACATTAAAGCCACATGAGTTGTTATTATATCTTGTTAATGTGTTGAAAGGTGGTGAACGTAGTGAGTGATATTAAATTAAAGCCTAAAGAGTTAATATTTGCTGAGGAATGGTTAAAGACTACGAACGCCACGCAATCAGCAATAAAGGCTGGTTATAGTGAACGAACGGCGTATTCGGCTGGTAGTCGACTGTTGAAAAAAGTTGACGTAAAACAATATATAGATGAACGACTAGCAGAAATGAAGGAAAATAGTATTGCCGATACTGACGAGGTAATGCAGTTTTTATCTAGTACGATGCGTGGTGATATTCCAGACCAGTTTGGACTAGATCCGGCGTTGAATGATAGACTAAAAGCGGCTGAACTGATTGGCAAACGCTATAAGCTATTTACAGATAAGCAAGAAATCAGCGGAACAGACGGCGAACCTATTAAAGTAGTATTTACAGGAATGAATAAAGAATAACGGAGAATTGTATAAATCTATCAGAATATGGGGTATATCCACGGCGATATATCTCATTTTTTGTATAAATCTATCAAAAATGGAAATAACGATTGACTATAAGCCAAACGAAAAACAAAATATATTCCACAATACAACGGCACCGTATGCGGTGTATGGTGGCGCTCGTGGTGGTGGAAAAACAAAGTCATTGATTATGGATGTGCTTATTTACGCCTTAACCTATCCGGGTAGCCATTGTTATATATTCCGTGAAACATATCCGAATTTAGAAGCCAATGTTATCCGTGAATGGATACGAAGCGTACCGCCGGAATTATATAAGTATTCCGACCAGAAACACATAGCGACATTAAAGAATGGCAGTCAAGTATTGTTCCGTTATGTGAAGAATGACAAAGATGCCGAGGGTTATCAAGGGCAAGAATTTGATTATCTAGGAATTGACGAATTAACCAAACATACGGAACGCACGGCCGAATTATTAACGGCTTGCCTTCGTAGTGCCAAAGGGTTTCCTGTTCGTTTTCGTGGTAGTTGTAACCCCGGTGGCCGTGGACATGGTTGGGTGAAACGTAAATATGTAGAAGCTACAAATTACGGTGAGAAAACTGTGATTGATCAGACTACAGGACTCGAAAAGGTGTTTATCCCGGCTCAGGTATACGACAATTACGTATTAATGAAAAATGACCCTAACTATGTAAAGCGTTTGGAAGCATTACCAGAACAGGAAAAGAAAGCGTTCTTGTATGGTGATTGGGACGTATTCATTGGGCAAGTGTTCACCGAATTCAATCGAAGTGTACATGTAGAAGAACCTTTTGAAATTCCGCAAGGCTGGACACGGGTTCGTTCAATGGACTGGGGTTTTAGTAAACCGTTTAGTATTCATTGGTACGCTATTGATTATGAAGGTGTAGCGCATTGCTATCGTGAATATTACGGCTGCACAGGTGAGCCGGATGTGGGTTTGAAACTAACACCGGATGAAGTCGCCGCCGAAATGGCTAGATTAAGCGAGGGTGAAACCTATGCATATGATATAGCTGATAGAGCGATATGGCAGAAAGACGACCGCATGAAGTGGAGTATTCAAGGTGAGTCTATCGCGGAGATATTTGCACGTCATGGAATTAACTTTACTCGGTCTAATTCTGAACGTATTCCGGGGAAGATGATGGTTCATACCTATCTAAGGGAGAAGAAAATCAAATTCTTCTCTACGTGTAAGCATATTCTAAGAACACTACCGGAATTAGTATATGACGAAAGCAAGCCGGAAGATGTTGATACAACGCAAGAAGATCATGCATATGATGAGTTTAGGTATTTTTGTATGAGTAGACCTATTACACCTAAGAAACCGGAGAAACCATTTAATGACGGTTACAGATATGATGATGATACAGAAGGGGAAGGTACTGCATGGGGCGTATGAGTGAAAAGGCGTTACGTGATTACGTCTATAAGGTGTTGAAGTCAGAATACGGCGAACGCGAAGAAAAGGGCGTTATTATTCCGGCGAAATACACCGATGCGGAATTGGCGGAATTTGCGCAAGTTATGCCACAATGGCAAATAGAACAAATGTACGATATGATATATGGTTCTGAAATGGTGGAGTAATGAATATAGAACAAACATTTGATATATACGAAGCAAAAAACAATGTTAAAAAAGCATTAGAAGCCACGTCAGACTGGCGCAAGGCTGCTGCCGAGGACTTCGCCTTTATGCAAGGCAAACAATGGGAAGATGCTGATTTGACTAAAATGCGTGAAGCTGGACGACCAGCGATTACGATTAATAGAATTAGACCGGTTATTAATTTGTTATGTGGATACGCATCGCAGAATGAAACAGAACCGGACTTCTTGCCACGTAGCGAAGAAGATGACCGCATCAGTCGAGTGGCTAAAGGCATTACAAAATACTGTTTAGACCGTGCGAATTATCAAAGGAATAAGGGCAAATGTTTTAGGGATAAGATTATTTGTGGTTTAGCTAATTACTGGGTATCTTACGAATTCGACTATACGAAGTTAGACGGCACAATTCAAATTGAACGTGTTTCTCCGTTTGATGCATTCATAGATCCAGAATGTAAAAAAGACGATTTAAGCGAGGCTCAATATGTTGGCCGTTATAGCTGGGAAGGTACGGCGAAGTTAAAGCAAGTATATCCGGATAAAGCCAATGAAATCGATACACTTAGACATAAATATGATGATACCGAACAGGAAGCCGGCATAGTTGAAACGGTAGACGGTGAAGCCCTTTGGTATAACAACAGTTACAATAAAATCCGTGTAGTGCAATACTGGTATAAGGAATACAGCAAGAAACACGTATTCATGACAAAGGAAGGTTTGATTGATGAAGAAAACCCTCTATTTGTTGTGTTAATGGCTATGGGTAAAAAGCCTACTAGCATACCAGATACTAAAATCAGATATGCGACCTTTGCCGATGATGTTCTCTTAGAAGAGGGCGAAAGTCCTTATAAACACGGTAAATTCCCGTTAGTGCGTGAATATTGCTACTATACCGGTGAACTAGCAGATGATGAACTAGAACCGGCTGGCGTAGTGCGTGATATTAAAGATGCACAAAGGGAATTAAATAAAAACCGTAGCCAACGCATGCATGTTGTTAATCAGCAAAGTTTAGGCGTTAAGTTCTGGAGTGGTGTCACAGATGATAACTTTAAAAAGATTATCAAGCGTGATAGCAATAAACCGGGTGCGAACATTTTCTTGCCGTCAAATGCAACATTCCAAGACGGAACGCCGGCAATGGATAGCAATATCAATTTAAGCCTTGAACAACAGGCGAGTAATGATTTCTATTCTATCAGCGGTATCACTCCGGAAAGTCTAAGCGGTAGCGTTGGTGCTATGAGTGGCAAGGCAATCGATCTCCGTCAATCTGTAACAACAGTTCAAACGGCTGGCATATTTGAACAGGCGAAAGAAGCAGAACGGCAAATTGTTAAGTTGTTGTGGGGTGAAAAGAACGCTCCGGGGTTAATTCCTCAATTCTACAACCAAGAAAAGGCAATGCGAATTTTAGGCGACGACGGCAAAAAGGAATTTATACAAATTCAACCGGAATTAGGTCAACCAATGCAAGAACAAGTTATCACAGATCCATTCGGTCAACCTAAATTAGATGAAGAGGGCAACCCAATCAAACAAGTATTGTATGATTTGAGTTGTTTTGATTTCGATATTGTGATTAGCACTAGCCAAGCAAGCGCAACGGCTCGCAAGGCTAACCTATATCAATTATTGGAAGCTAAGAAAAGTGGCGTTGATATTCCTATGGATATTATCCTCGACTTTATGGACTTCCCAGAAAAAGAAGCCGTTAAGAAGCGGATACAACAAGCGGCGGAAAAACCGGCTATGCCAGAATTGCGTGTTAGCGGTAGCCTAGATGATATGCCAGCGGAAGCATTGAGCATGTATTTACAAACATTAGGGGTACAGATTTCACCAGAGCAAATCATGGCGGAACGATTAGCCTTGAAAGGTAGACAACAAAACATTCAAAATGCACCGCAAATTTTACCGCCTGTGAACGATTTAGGCGGTATGTAATATAAACTATCAACACAATAATAAAACGCTCCTATATGGGGCGTTTTTTATATTTCGCCCCAAGTAATGGCGTTAAACTACTTGCACTTATATACTCGCCCGGTAATGGCGTTAAACTGCCATATTCTTATATTCGTCCAGCAATGACGTTAAAAGGCAAAGGAGTATTTGATATGGAAAAAGATTTAGTAAACATCGAAGAAGCTGGTTTCACTCCAGAAGATTTGGAAAACGCGGGCGTAGAACTGGAAGAAACAACCGAAGAAACGAATACACAGGAAGGCACAAATGAAGTTCCCTCTACTGAAACGCCGGAAAGTGATGCGAATGATGCGGAAGTAGAAACAGAAACGCCGGAAATTAACGAAGAAACGGAAGAAACGCATGCGAACGATCAGAACTTAAAAGCGGCACTTGCACAGGAACGCGCAAGACGAAAAGCGGCGGAAGAACGTGCTAGACAATTTGAAGCACAACAAAAACCGATTGAATTACCGCAAGAAGAAGTATCAAATATTCGTGATTTTGTACGTCGTGAAGCGTTGAAACGTTTTAATATGACGGCGGAAGATTTAGAAAGTTTGATGTATGAAGATGCTGAAAAGTACAACGAATTCATTCGCTTTGAAGCCAATGCAGAATATGCAATTACTAATCAGCAAATTGCAGTACATCAACAACGACAAACTAACCTAAATTTCGTAAATGAAATTAAATCGCTACCAAACTTTAATGAGTTGTATCAACGCGGTTTAGACAAGTTAAACGGAATGACGATGCGCGATGCACAACCAATTAACGATGCGTTTTATCGCGTTGATCAGGGCGAAGGTACGGAAGCCGATTTTGAAACCATTAGAAAATTTGTTGATGAATTGCAAAATGAACGGGCGACGAGTACCGAAGTACCAAACAACCCACTAGAAGTAGCGGCGACATTACCAAAGGCTGGTGCGCTCAATGGTGGCGTTCCTACACCTAACAAGGTAACGGAAGAAGATATTTTAAAAGCGTATGACACAGGCAATCTTGATGCATTGCCGGACGATGTACGCAAATATTTTGACGAATTATAAGAGGTAAAATATGGCAGAACAAAGAAATCAAGTAACTATTCCAGCGGCGTTAGTCCCTAAGATTTGGACTAAAAAAGTGTGGCATGAAGGATTAAAAGAGTCTTTCTTCGATAAGTTCACCGCACTTGACGGTTCTAACGTTGTACATAAAAACAAAGATTTAGAAGGTGTCAAAGGCGATGCAGTAACATTTGGCTTGATGATGAATTTAAGCGGTGCCGGTGTTGAAGGTAACCGTGCGACATTGACTGGTAACGAAGAAACATTGAACATCTATGATTTCACAGTACAAACTCAACTCGTACGTAACGCAGTATCTCGCTTTGAAGCAGACGACCAAAAAACACAATACGACATGTTGAAAGAAATCAAAGGTGCCTTGAAGCAGTGGTTAGCTGATTGGCAAGATAACAAGTTAATCGCTAAACTTTCCGCATCTCCTACCGCTGGTGAAACGCTTTATGCATCTTCCGCCGGTACGCAAGCATCTATTACCGCAAACGATAAGTTGACTACTACACTCATTTCTCGTGCTAAACGTAAAGCACAAATGCACGGCCCTAAAGTGCAACCGATTAAAGTTGACGGCATGGACAAATTCATTATGTTGGTTTCTCCTTGGGCAGCTCGTGATTTGAAAGATGATGCAAAATGGTTGGCAGCACAACAAAACGCCAACGTTCGTGGTTCTAAAAACCCTATTTTCACAGGCGCGTTAGGCGAATATGACGGCGTTATTCTTTACGAATACGAACGCGTATTGAATGACAAAACAGGTGCATCTAGTGCTAACGTATGCCATAACTTGCTTTTAGGTAAACAAGCGGCATGCTTTGCGGTATCTCGTCCGGCTAAACATATCAAGCAAGTGGACGACTACGGCAACGTAGAGGGCAATGGTATTGCTTTCTATGGCGCAATCGAAAAATCCAAGTTCAATAGCAAAGATTACGGCGTAATCAATGTTATGACTGGTGGCGTAGTAGAAGCATAAGTATGATAGGCGGGGCAACACCCGCCTTTATTCTTATATGGGGTGAATATGAACGTAAAACAACTCATCAATAGGGCGTTCATGCAAATAGGCGATACCTCGCAAGAACAATATACTCCGTATTATTTGTTGGAGTATTACAACGAGGGAAATCACCTGTTAAATGCCCTAATCGGTCAATATTGCCCGAGCCTTGCAACAGGAACATTTGAGGGTACTGGACGTGGACGGATCACATTGCCGTTTCAATGCATTAGCATACTGAATGTCAAGGCAAATAATGCGGACGTACAAGGGTACCAAGTATTGAACTTACAAACGGTTGTATTTGATGCGGACAAAGAGCAGAAAATCACCGTTGATTATATAAAGACGGCCGGCTATAAGATGCTTGAAGATGAAAGCGGACTACCGGCAGAACTTGAAACATTGTTAGTCGATTACATCGTATATCGTGTGATGAACCTTGATATTTCTGGAATTTCAGCAAATATGGTTAGTGCGTTGCAATCAATTAATAATGGTTTAGGTAATAATAATTGTGTAATTGCGGAAGGGTATTGGAATTATGGTCGTAAGCGAATTGATTACTCTTGTTAATGTAGAGTCAAACGAAATTCTTGACGAACAACTAGAATATATCCAATACATTAACGCAGCTATTGATTGGTTAACGACTATTCTAGTTAGTATCAAAGATCGAGAAGTAGTAAAAAATATGGATATACCAGATAAAAGGGCAGTTCCCTCTGACTTCATGGGATTTGTACCTAAAACCGGGTATCCTATCCGCATCATCAACGGAACATTTGAAACGTATGACGGGAGAACGGTTAATCAAGTCTTTTATAGTGTAAGAAGAAATCACATTGATGATTTAGACGATACTATTCCGTTTTCTGAATTCTTTCATCAATATCTAGTGCAGCTTATATCCTTTATGGTGAAGAAAAAATCACTTATGACTGATTATGCAGCTTATGATAAGACGTTCATTGATTACATTACAGAACAAATCAAAACGGCACGGGGTATCACATAATGGGCGTTAAACAGGTAGCAATAACAAACGGCTTCCGATTGGGCCTTGATTGGTCGAACCCTCCGGAAAACATTGATATTCAAGCCTTAACACAGGCTAGGCAATGCGAATTCGATAGGACTGATAATGCCTTGCGTACTGTTCCGGGTGTTCGTGTGTTGTATGATTTCGGATTACCGGCAGAAACGCTATATTTCGATGTCTATCGTAACAAATGGTACTTTTCTAGTGGTAGAAATCTATATTCTACTGATTTCAATACTAATACATTGCTAGGTACGTTAAACGGTACGGGAAAGCCTAAATATCATGCATTTGGTGGTGATATTCTCATTGCTAGTGGAGACAAATTACAAGTTATCTCCGGTACTGGTAAATTAGCCACTATTGAAAGTCCTGTATGCGATATAGTATCAAGCCATTCTGGGCGTGTGCTGGTTGCATCAACTCATTCGCATCGGTTGAACTGGTCGGCGGTTGGCGACTACAATGCATGGACTCATGACAATAACGATGCATCTAGTGCGCAATATGTGGACGTTGGGTATAAAGACCAAGGCAGCATTATTGCCGTAGATTTCTTATCGCGTGCAATTATCGTATATAAGGAATATGGGCGTGTATATCAAGTTGTTGGTACGCCAGATGCACTGAATTTAACGGTATATCCGTTATCCTCTACTGGGTATTGTAGCGGTGCAACGGTAAGCGTTGATGATCGCAGCTATTATCTAGGCAATCAAGGGTTTATGTCTTTTATGCCTACCAATACCTATGCAGAAATACAACCATTTGAAACCGGATTGAATATAAACTCGTATCTATTGAAGTACATTACAAAAGATTGTGATGTATGGCATATATCCAGCCGTAAGCAAATGTGGATTAAACCGTATAACGGCGATACGATATTCATTTATCATTATTTGCCACGGTATGAGGACGGTCGAGGTGTGTTTACATCAAGAAAATTCACACACAACATCAATGATGCGGTGAGCATAGACAAAGAAGTATACATCGCCTACGGAAATAAAATCGGCATCTTAGACGAAACTATAGATACCGATGATAGCGTACAAATTCAGACATCGATAGTAAGTGGCAATAGGCTTGCAACAAGGCAATTCATATTAATTATGAACTACAATTTTGTTACGCATAACCTAATACCCGGATATGGCACGATTGGCATTTCTAATAAGAAACCTAAACCGATTGAATTCACTAGTAAAGCAATTAAAACCTACTATGCGAACTTTAAGACCTACGATTATAAAGCGTTGATGAACGTCAACGAATATACGAAGGCTTATAAAATTGGCGGCGGTGCAAATCGTAATGTACAATTCAAAATCAATGTTCAAAAGGGCGCAATTTCCTTACGCCAGTTAGATTATACATATGAAGAGGTTTAATACATGGCATACAAAGAAAAATACCCTTTGGATATTACGCCACAGGGTGATACAGTACCAGAAAGCATACAGAAAAACCGGAATGAAATATTGAACATCGCACAAAATATGGAATTAAAATCCGGTGGCGGTGGCGGTGGCGGTGGCGGTCTACGTAATAGAGTGTTGAACGGGAAAGTAAGCAATGGCGAATTTTCCTTTTTAACTGGAGATAATTTAAGCGTAATGATTGACGGCAGTCAAACGCCCGTTCTATTATCGTTCGCTGACGGATTTAACAATTTAGGCGCAGTTGATTATATATCCACTATCACCAGAAAGCAAAGTGCATGGAGTTTACCAGCTAATAATACATCATATTTATATGTGGAACGCTCCGAATCTGGTGGATTGACTTATGGTAGTACAACTCTTGAACCATTACGCCAACCAAATGCACCGGAAGCGGCAACGGATAAGATGTATTACAATACTACAAGCGAAAAAATGAATGTATACACAGGCACGTACTGGAAAAACATTCTACGTGTAGTGGTCGCAATCGCCGTAACAGATGCAACACGTGTTAAGTCTATTAAGTATTATGATCCAAATGTTAATACCGCAACAGATGCGGTAATTGGCAAACGTACAGTAGACGGCAAAGACTATTTGATTACAGATATTCTTAACCAAATGGCAGAAGCTATTAAAAAGATAGCTGGCGATGAAAAATTTACTAGCAATCCAACACGTACATTAAAAACCATTACCGATACTATAAACGGACTAGGTGAAACCTATTATAAAAAAACGGATACTGTAAACGAAGCTAAACATGCAACTAATGCAGACGAAGCCAAACACGCAACAAATGCGGATACGGCAAACATCGCAACGCAAAATGTTAAAAAGTCCGGTGATACCATGACTGGTATATTAAAAATAATAGGGTTATCTAGTGGGCCTCTCGATTTAGACCGTTTTTCAAAAAATAAAATCGGATATAGTGGTTTAACAATAGGGACGTGCGACGGATACAATATATGGGGCCAACAATATTGGGGTACTGGCGCCATATTCTCATGGAATACCGGGAATTCAGATTCACGTGTATTAGGCACTCAATTATATTTTGCAAATAGTGATGGAGCATATATCCGTTTTGATACAAATTCAAACAAACCGACAGAATGGCAACGTCTTGCAACATTTGAAAATAAAAACACGTTGTTATTTCCGAATGGCGCTAAATTGAGGATAGAATAATGCCTGACTTAGTACTTGAAAAAGGCGGTCAAACACACCGCTTTAAACTGCACGAAGATAAAAGTGTTACAAACGGAAAAAGTATTTATATTCCATTTAATGGTCGTGATTATTATGCACGTTACGGAGATACACCAACACCACTCGAAGTAGAAATTAAAGACATAAAGCAATACGTACAATATGAACCTGCTGATTTTAAACGATATTATTGGGAGAGAACCGCAGATAATATAGGACAATATAGTGTAATACTGTTCTTTCCTAAAGGCAGATATAGAGTAATACTGGATGGTTACAATGATGAAACGTATGAATTTTCTGCAGGTAATAGTGGGAATCGTACAATTTCTCTTGCTGTTGAAAGGAGAGGTAGATTTACATGTACGATAAGTGGTTTGTTTGCAGAGCGTGTTATGGCTGGTAATGTGTGGAATAAATTAACTATCGAACGAATAGGAGATTAGTAATGCGATTGGACAGTCTTGAACATATGATAAAAGATTATGAACGGCGTACAGGTGAACGTGTTAGCCTAAGTGGTTTTTACTTCGACGAAAACAACAATTATAAAGATAGTTACAACTACTATTTCAAATTCTTCCCAAATGCTGGTTTCCTATTCTGGAGTATCAACGAACATGAGGGCGAACGGTATTTCACTATCTGGCAGACATACGGTGATATGAAAGTCATAGGTAAATATATTGTTGAAGTAATGAAGTTGAATGATCTCGATGTGATTGTAACGGCTACACATCGAAGTGTGCGCGGTTTTATTAAAAAATGGAACATGGAACGTGTTCCGCACATGGACTACACCTACAACGGTTTTAATTACAAAGTGTTAAAAACGGTGCGAAAACACCTTGAAGCTACTTTGTAGAAAGGAAAAGCATGTTCACTTTTGACTTGCAATTATTCGGGGGCGGTAAAAAATCTAAGGTACAAAGCATAGGTGCTAACTTACCACCAGCCGACCCCGAAGAAAAGCAACTATTACAAGGCCAAATGAATTGGATAAATAGAGCCAATCAAAGTGCCAACACCTTGCAAGGTATGGGCGATAGAGCCTTAAATAATGTAGTTAGTCCGCAATATCAGCAAATGTACAATGCATATTTGGGGACTAACAAAGATAACCAAAATGCACTTGCTGCATTGCAAAATCAAGTAGCAACGGCTGGCGCAAGAAACCTAACGGATAATACAAGATATGCCAATCAGTTAGGGGCCAGCGTTGATGCTATGAACAATGGAGCTGGGCAACTAGCTAATGAATACAACGGCGCATTGCTCGAAAATCAAAACGCAATGGATAGCATTACAAACGGCCAACTTCCTACGGCTTATGCAGATGCTAGACGGCAAGCGTTAAATAATGATTTACAGGCTACGGTAGGTAATGCAGTTTCTGGCCTAGCGAGTCGTGGCATTGTTAATTCTTCAATCACAGATAATGCATTGAACGATATTAGCAAGAATGCATCAAATACACTTGCGGCACAATATGTAAATGATTTGAACCAAGCAGCAGCACTTAACTCGCAAGCATTTAACAACAGTTTGAGTGGCATCGGTGCAAAAATGGGCATTTGGGGTAACACCTATAATAACCAACAAAACGGCATCGTGAATCAAGCTAACTTGTTAAATCAAGGGTACACAAATCAAATGAATAATGCCGGTACTTCGGCGGGCCTTATCGGTCAACGTGAGGGGTTAGCGCAAAACCCTATTAATACAGGCGCAACAACACAAAGTGCATCTACTCAACCGGCTAAAGATTATTATTCTATGAGCCAATTGAATAATGCGGATCAAGAAGATTTATTAAACAGATATATGACATTACGATACGGACTTGCACAACCGGCACAAACAATGGTTAAGCAAGGTTCCGGCGGTTTCTTTGGAGGACTTATGAAAGGTTTTTGTTTTGTAGCGGGTACTGAAATTGCAACGCCAGAAGGCGGCAAGGTAATTGAAACGTTTGTAAATGGTGATACTGTTATCACTTTGGGTGCGGTTAATGATGTAATCGCATTGCATGATATGGGCGAAAAAGAAACACATCGCCTTGAAACTGTATCCTTTGGGGTTACAACCACAGGCACAGAAAAGGTATTAACTCCGGAAGGTTTGAAATTAGTTAGTGAATTGGTAGTTGGCGATGCTATCATGACGGTTAATAGTTATGAACCTGTTACATTCAGCGAAGCAACTGGCAAAACTGAACAAGTATACGAATTGCAATGTACTGGCGATAATTTATTCTATGCTAACGGCATTATGGCGGAAGGCATCAATGAAGAGGAATTAAAAGTGATTGCCGATGCAAAGAAAGCATCTGAAACCACCGGCAAAAAAGACAGCAAAGAAACCGGTGAAGAAACAGATGAAACAAACGATCCAACAGATGAAAATTCGGAAGATACTAACTAAGTAACAGACGAAAAAACAACAAAGAAAACTAAAGGTAAGAAATCGGAGAAAGTAGAGGAATAACACAATGGGCGTTATTTATTTACAGGATTATAACCCGTGGGAAAGCATCGGTGAGTTGGCTGGTCGATACGGTGGGTACCGTTTAGGGCAAATTCAAAATAACCGCATGGCGCATGGATACCAAGACATGCTAAACGGCGGAGAACAGGCGACACCAACGCAACAAATGGCAAGCCAAATGCCAACACAAGGACAATTTAACGCTGGGCAATTTATCAATAATGCGATGCGTAATAACTCCTTTGGTGCGCAAGCGGTGGCGAATAATCAAGGATTATGGGGCGGTCAAAATCCGTCCGCACCAGCACAACCGATGCAAGCTAACACAGATGCACCAGCCGCACCAGTTCAACCACCACAACAAAATACAGGGTTATGGAACTTTGAAAATCTAAATAATACTGGTATTGGTAATGGTGTACCGCAAACGTATCAAGAAATGATGCAACAAAGGGCAAACAACCCTTTTCGTGGGGCGCCCAAATTGGTAGAAAATGGTAGTACCAATGAGGATAAAGCGCCGGGCCAATATTCTATACCAGATAAAGCAACTATAACCAGTGAAGCACGCAAAAGACTAGGGGCGAATACACTCGCCCTAGTCAAAGCTGGTTTTGATTTCAAAACGGCACAAGGCTTAGCCAACGAACAATATCAAAACGATATTAACAATATGTATACACAACAAGTCAACGAATATCAAGAAAAAGTGCTTGAACCGATGCGGCAACAAATCTTAAACAATCTTGTGTTTACGCAAGATAAAGACGGCAATCCAGTTGTAGATACCTATAACACGAAACGTGTTAAAGGATTGGCGCCGGCAGTTGCTAGATATAACTATCTAGCCGGAAAAATCGGTGCTAATACGATTGATATGAATAACTTGAATTCTATTGCGGCTCTTGATAAACCGGATTATAAATTCGCATCCGCTCAAAACGGCCATATTGTACGGTACAACATGGGCGACGGTACTATTCAAGATATGGGCGGTTATGGCAAAGTTGAAGCTAAACAATTTGCTAATGGCCAAGTATTCGTAATGACTCCGGACGGTCAAATGAAGAACATCGGTAACTTTGGTGCTAAGAATATTAAAGTAATGCCGGACGGTAAAACATATATTGTTGGCACAGACGGCACAATGAAATATGTAGGTACTCACGTAAAACCACCTACCGCAACACAAACAGGCACAAGTGGATATAATGCACAAGTATTGCGTACGCTATCCGCACAACATACGGCATGGGTGAAAGCTAATCCAGATAAGGACGAAACCGAAAGTCCTTATTATGGTAAATTACAAGGTGCGTTAAACGGTACGCCAACGGCTGGCGGTGGTGGAACGCCTACAGTAAAACGGCAACCTACCTATTCAGCTGAGGAACAAGCGGCGGTTTCCAAGCGAATGAACGAACTATCAGCGCAAGGCTGGAGTGATGATCAGATAGCAGCGGAACTTGATGCGGCCGGTTATGGAAATTATAAATCGTGGTTAAAGTCTTATTAAGAATAAAGGGGTAGACTATGGGTGCATTTGATGATATTACAAGTCGTTATGGTAGTAATGCTAATAGCGGCAACGCTTTTGAAGATATAACAACCGAATACGGCTATGATGTGGATAATGTACCCAAACCTACATTGTGGGACGGCATCAAAAATAATGCAGAGTGGGTGGCTAACGGCGTAAGCGATAAAGCTAATCGTGCAGTTAATCAAGTAGAAACTACTGCAACGAATATGAAAAATACGTTAGGTAATTGGTGGGACGGTACCGTCAATGCGGTTGATGCTGCACACGATGCACGTCGCCGTTCAATTAGTAACGCAGTAGATGCATATCGAAACGGTGAAATTGATGCAACCGAACTTGATGAGGACGGATATAACGAAAATTACAAAGCCCCGGATTATGATGAGAAATCCAAGGCCGTATATAATCAAGTCGTAGGACGTCCGGCTGGTTATCTGGCTATTACGCCATACGTACACCCTTATGTTAGAGGGGCGGCCGGCATATTAGCGGCGCCTACAATCATAGGCGATGCGCAAGATATGTACGCGCAGAATTCAAGCAATTATGCGGAAGGCAACACGGAAAATATTATTGCCGATAGTCCGGCACTAACTACGGCGAAAGGATTTCTTATTGATCCAATCGCTAACCCTATTGGCCGTGCTATAGATAGTCCGGGTGAATTCGCACAAAATATCGTTGATAATCCTTTTAATGCATGGGATGATGTATTCTTACCGGCCGCCATGATACACGTGGCAACACCTAAAAAAGTATCTGGCGCAATCGGTGAACGTGTGGGGCGTGTTGGCGAACATATCAAAGAAAAGGCAACCAATGCATTTGAGGATATTGGGGAACGATTTACCAAAAATGAACCTAAATTTGAAGAAGGTGTTATGTATAACGCCTTTGATGATATCCCGGTACCGGAAGAGGTAAACGCAGTAGAACCGCGTGAATATTCCGAAGGCGAATTGAACGGACAAGCAATGGAAGGCGAAACAGGTAATATCCAAGCCGACGTTTATAACCGTTATCGCATGAATGGATTGAGTGACGTTGAAGCAGCCGGCATGACTGGTAATATTGGCGCCGAAAGTAGTTTTAGCACTACAGTTACAAGTGGCGACGGCTATGGTTCCCATGGTTTGGTTCAATTTACTGGTGATAGACTTAACGGCGAAAATGGTTTATTGAAATTTGCCGAAAATCGTGGATTAGATCCGTGGGACTGGAGAACGCAAGTCGATTTCAGTGTATGGGAATTGCACAACACCGAAAGCGCCGCATTAAAAGAAATGCGTGCTAGACCAGATGCAACACCGGCGGAAATGGCAAAAATCATTCGTGAATATTACGAAAGACCAGACCCAGCAGTTGCACGTGATAATGTTCGTGCAGAAATTGCGGAAGATACATTTAACGGCAATTACGGAAAATATGAAAATGGGCCACGTGATACATCATTTAAAGATAGTAGCTTAGATCCTAACAGAGTATCACATGAAGAACCATTTAGAGATGAGTTCATAGAACGTGATGCGGTAAAAGGAGAAGAACCACACACAGATTTAAACAGTTTCGTTGAAAATACCGAAAAGAAATCAGTTAAAAACGATGATTTAGGTATAAACTATCAAGGCGAAGGCGAAACGGCTCGTACAGGCGAAATAAACGAATTTCAGCCTAAAGGCCGCATAAATACTGACTTTGCAGAAGGTGAAAAGCCTAAATTTGAAGAAAAAGCACTTGAAAATGATATAAATAGTAGATTTCGTTATGAAGAAGATGCACCAAACGTAAGTTTGAAAAATGCGATTGATGAATTACCACTAAAAGCACGTGAAACAATCATCAACGAATTAAAAGACGTTGTTAAGAATGATGCATCTGAAACACGATTGACTGAATTAGAAAATAAAGTTCATTCTAATACAGAAATCTTAAAAGATTTAAACAAAGCAACTAAGCCGGATATTCCTAAAACGGAACTTGATGCGGTTAAGGCTAGATTATCTGAAAGCCTAGACGTACCGGTTGAAAGTTTGAACCATGAATATATGGAAACGGTTCGCCGTGATCGTGCTGCCGAATTAATCACCGATACGCAAGAACTTAAAATGTTACAAGCGGAACCGGCAGAAGGTGGCATGAGTCAATATGCTAAGCAGCCTAGCCAATTACTAGAAAATGCAACGCATGAGCAAGTACACGATGCAGTTGTAAAAGCATTTTACGGCAACGAAGCAATGGCAAATCGTTATTTAGAAAGTAAAGGCGTTAAACCTACTGAACCACTACAATATAGCGCTAAAGGTAACGAAACACCACATACGGAACAAAGTGAAGGCGTTGAACGTATGGGGCGTGCCGTTAGTCGTCGTGAAATTATTGATAGTATCAATAACCTATTCAATCAGCGTATAAAAACAGGGAGATTGGGAACTAAAAACGCTAAGGGTTGGTATAATCCTAATAGCGATGTAATCCGTACGGGGGCATATGGTGATATCCCTACAATGATGCATGAGTTAGGTCATTACATTGATAATCATAATGGATTTAGCAGTATTCCTAAGTTTGATACTGAATTGTTAGGTCAAGTCAAAAAGCGGTTTGGTACTAGCTATGATAATTTAGATATGGCTGGCAAGCGTAAAGAGGGGTACGCCGAATTCTTTAAAGATTATGTATCAGACAGAGCAAAAGCCAAACAGGACTTTCCGGAGTTTTATAAACACTTCAAAGAAACTATAGAACGTGATAAGGCGTTAAATGGTATTGTTAATAAATTATCTAAACTAACTCATGAATGGCATAAACAGTCTAGTGCAGACCGTATCAAAGGTTCTATTTCCTTTGAACGTACCTCTAAAGCAGAACGCATCATTACGGATGCTAAAGACGGTAATATTAAAGATACCATTAAGCGTGTAGCGAGTGATGTCTATACAAAAGCTATTGATGAACTTAATCCATTGCGTGAAATGGTTGAGGAAGTGGAACATATCACAGGTGAAAAAGTAGCATTTAAAGATAATCCGTTTATGCAAGCGTGGTTGTCTCGTGGCTGGGTAGGCAAAGCAGAAGAATTTATAAAGCGTGGGAGACCAGAAAAGGGCGTTCGTTCGTTTGAGGATATTATTAAGGATATACCTCAAAAAGAACATAAAGACTTTAGCGCCTATCTTGTAGCACTACATGATTTAGACCTACATCGTAACGGTCAGATGCCTACATTTACACTGAAAGAGGATTTAGCGGCCGTTAAGCAGTATGAAAAAAATCCTACATTCAAAAGCGCTGCCAAAGATATTCACCGTTTTCAAGATTATATGCTTGCAGAACTTGTAAATAACGGAATATTAAAACCAGAAACATACCATTTATTGAGAAATAAATACCCTAACTACGTTCCGTTTTTCCGTGATTTCTCGGCAGAAAGTATGGATGGGTTCTTTTCTAGTTCCAAAGGGTTTGTCAATGTGGCTAATCCTATTAAGCGGTTCAAAGGCAGTACACGTGATATTATTGATCCATTAGAAAGCATTGTAAAAAATACATACCAATTCTACAATGCAATCGAGCGAAATCACGTGGGCGTTACCTTTGCCAAGTTAGCAAAGAAACCGGGTGTAGGAACCATTGTCGAAGAGGTAAGAGGTGATAGACCGGCAAAATCCACAGATAATACATTTTCCGTTTGGGTTAAAGGGAAAAAAGTTGTATATGAAACAACTCCAGAATTAGCGCAAGCAATGAAAATGATAAACAAGGACACAAGCAATTTCTTAACTAAAATATTGCAGTATCCGGCTAGTTGGTTACGTGCTGGTTCAACTGTTACTGCTGGCTTTGCTATCACAAATGCTTTGCGTGATACCATTTCAGCCGGTGTATTCTCTAAACATGGTTTTTTGCCTGTAGTTGATACATTTAGAGGGTTAGCACATTTCTTAAAGAAAGACCAGTTATATTGGGATTACGTAAAAAGTGGTGGCGCTCACGCTGCTATGGTAAGCCTTGATAGAGACTATTTGAGCGGACATTTAAGAGAATTATTTTCTCGTAAGTCCACATTATCAAAAGTTGCAAGAAATCCTATGGAAGTGTTGCGCGCTATATCGGAAGCAACGGAAGTGGCTACCCGTTTAGGCGAATTTAGCAATGCTAGAAAAGGGTATACAGGGTTATACAGTCGTTTAACAAAAACCAATTTAAAACCTAAATCACTAGGTGAAGCATCTATTGCAAGCCGTGATATTACAATTGATTTTAGCCGCACTGGTACACATACTAAATCGTGGAATAAGATTGACGCATTTTTTAATGCGACTATCCAAGGTGGAGACAAATTAGTACGTGCATGGCGTGATGATCCGAAAGGTATGACGATTAAATCTACTTTGTTTATCACATTACCTACAATCGCATTATGGTATTTGAATAAAGACAACTCGGCATATCAAGAGTTGCCACAATGGGAAAAAGATACATTCTTCCATATTCCAGCTGGTGATAAATTTATAAAAATACCTAAGCCGTTTGAATTAGGGTTGTTATACGGCACTACATTTGAACGTATGTTACAGTATTTTGACGATAAATCAACAGGCAGAAACGGAGTCGGTTTTAAAGGTTTAGGTGATAGGGCAATCGATACATTATTACCGGATGTATTGCCTACGGCTTTGCCTCCAATTTGGGAATGGTGGAGCAATTATTCTAAATTCAGACAAAGAAACATTGTCCCTCAATCCCAAGAGAAATTACCAGATAAACTACAGTACGGATCTAATACATCTATGGTGGCTCGTAAAATTGGCGACACATTCAACGTATCGCCATATAAGGTAGATAATACAATTATGGGGTATGGTGGCAACCTTGCACGATTAGGGTTGGACATAACTGATGCTATTAGCGGTGCGAATGAAAAACGCCCTACTAAAGGTGTAACAGAGCTACCGGAAATCCGCCGTTTCTTTGCTAAACCATATCAAAGTAGCGATAGTGTGCAACGTGTCTATGATGATTTTAAGGAGCAAGAAAAACTTCATAATGAACTAAAACTTACAGGGCAGAGACCGGAAGGCTATGACCCTAAGTTATACAATAAACTGAAAAATGCACAAAATTCATTTAAGGCTATTAATAAAGCATCGAAGAAAATTATTGATAGCGAAACCATGTCTAGCGATGCGAAGAGGGAAAAGTTAGACAAACTAAATATTCAAAAAGCCAATGTAGCAAGAGGGGTATATGGCTTAGGGATTATAAAGGAGTAATAATGCAAATAGTGTTAGATTTCTTAATCGATAGTTGGAATTCTCTTACAACTAGCTTTATCTTAAAAACAATATTGAGCAGCGTTGCTGCGTTGGCTATATGGGTGATTGGTTTAAAACACGTTCAAATATTGGGCGTGTTTATTTTATTGGTGTTCGTTGATTTGCTTACGAAATGGGCGAGCATCGCTTATAAAATGTTGGTTGATGAATTCGGATATGATCCGGAAAAAATCGCCACGTGGGAAAAATACCGGGCTATACCGGTAGCGTTTGAAAAACAACTCATAGCATCTAAATATATGCGAAAAGGGTTCATAGGTAAGGTTATGACATACGTAGCGGCTACAATAGCCGCTATTTTATTTGACGAAATGAGCGGTCAGAAACAATTTGCGGTATCGCTTGTATGGCTATATTTGGGTTCGTCAGAATTCTTATCTATTCTTGAAAATCTAAGAGACGGTGGCAATGTATCTATGGGAAAATTTTTAGATTTGATTAGAACAAAAATTGAAAATAAGGTTAAATTATGAGGTGAAACATGAAGGGTATTGATGTAAGCGAAAATAACGGCGTAGTAGATTGGGGCGCAGTCAAAGCTAATGGCTTTGACTTCGCTATTATCCGCATCGGTTATGGCAGAGGTAATTTAGATAGTGAATTCTATAACAATATCAACGGTGCTATTAATGCCGGTTTAGCTATTGGTGTATACCACTATTCCTATGCCATGAATGAAGAACACGCAGCGAGTGAAGCGGAATTCGTAATAAACACGCTCAATGATGCCGGATTGACTGTGGATAAGTTGCCTATGGGTATCTGGTTTGATATGGAAGACGCGGACGATTACAAGGCAGATCGTGGCATGCCAACGGGCCAACAATTAACTAATATTTGTAGCGTGTTTATTAATAAGTTGTGGCAAGCTGGGTATGTTAATACAGGCTTATACGCTAGTTATGATTGGTTGGTTAATGTTTTAGACGTTAGTCAGTTAGGTGGTTGTGCTATTTGGTGCGCACAACTTAATAGTCAATGCGATTATGACAGAGCCAATCTATGGCAATATACATTTACCGAAAACATTGAGGGCAAGGAATTTGATGCGGATTTAGTATTGGATTGGCCTATTTAGGGGGTAATTATGGATACTATCATTCAATTATTAAGGCGATACGCACCAGTTATCACCGTTGCATTGCTTATGCTACTGGTGGTGGTTGCCGGCTTATTCGCCTATAACGTGATGCATACTAAAAAACTACAAGAGCCTGTACTTTTAAATCAAGCAATCGTAAAGAACCCACAAAAATTAGGGGAAGCCTTAAATGTAACGCCAAAGGTAGCAAAGGAAGTTATTGCATACAGGGAAACGGCACAACCAGTAGCAACATACTATACTAAGGCGCCAACGCTACATGATGCGGCAGTAGTTACGAAAAATGCTATTAAAGATAAATCGCCTAACATTCCGAAGGAAGCTATAGAAAAAAGCGATAGAACCGCAGTTGTAGAAAATACAGATGAAAATAAGGTTGATGTATATAAGATTAATCTTAACAAAGCACATCGCATAATGGGTGGCGTTACTGTACTGGATACGGGGAAGGTATACGAAACAATCGGTTATCAAGCTGGCGACTTTCAAGGCCTAGCGCATTTTGATGGGAAGCATTTCAAAGGGGCCAGCGCTTTATATACATTTGCGAAATGGTAGGTGATCCATATCTCCGAGCCGTGCGGTTCACGGCATACCGTTTTTAATTAAAAGGAGTAAACTATATGAAAACATTTACATTTGAAGGTAAAAAACACGAATTTGCGGAAGATATTGTGCCAAAGCAAGACGGCTTATACACCGCAACACTCACAGACCATAACAACGTGCGTTGTGAAATGTGGTTTGTAAACGGCGAATTGAAACGCCTTGTTGAATTAGATTAATAGTAAAAAGGGGTACCATAGCGGTACCCCTCTTTTTTATTTGCCGTCAAAAAATCGTCAAAAATTCATTTTGAAATATAATATTTTCTGTAATTTGTTTAGATTGGCCACAATGAAAAACTTTGATTGTTACAACGTATTTTGAAATTTGAAATAAAATTAAGCGATATAACCTTTTATGATTGATAAGAATGTTGATACACCTCCAACAGTAGAAAATCTATATAAGGAAGGTTATCTTACTGAACATGTTAAGACTGCAAAAGGAAAAGAATACACTATTACTTATGAAGTTGTCAGTGGTGGGACTTCAAAATCTGTTGTTGTTAAAGCACCTAATGAGCCTTAATTAACTTGTATAGATTATGAATTATATACGTTAGTTATATGAAAGGACAAGGTATGAAAGGGACTAATTATGTAATAGGACTTTTGGTATATATAGCATCTATATTGTTACCTATTATAGTTTCATCAAAAACAATATCTTATACTCACATTGCTTTGTATGCTGTGTTTTCACTCATCATCATAGCAGGTGCTACCATCGATATGCATTACTATATATTGCCTGATGAAGGAGCATTGGCTCTTGTAATAGGTGGCATTATATATAGCTATATAAATGATCAATCTATGTTAGTAACCTTATTAAGTGTTATCAGCGTAGGTACTATTACATATGGACTTCGTTTGATTAGCCGTAAAGGCTTTGGTATAGGCGATATTAAATGGTTTTCTGCTATTGCAATATGGCTTACTCCATGGGAAATTATATGTTTCTTTTACGTAACTTTTTGTGTTGGTTCTCTCTATCTCTTACTCACCGGTTATCGTAATCGATATATCCCATTTGGTCCCTTTCTATGCTTTGGCGGATGGTGTGCCTTACATGGTGGTTCCTATATGGAGGTGCTTTATCAATGGTTAAGGTGCAACTTATAAATCGTCAGAGTGGATCTTTATTGGCGGAATGGATTATTACTATTGGTTTAATCTTATTGCTCATCTCCATTGCCTTACCTATTGTGACAACACCTAGTCGTTATACTTTAAATGGTGCTACGCAAGAGGTGGCGTATATGCTCAAGAAAGTTCAACTGTGGTCTATGTTAGGGCATAAATCTAATGGTAAAGGAAGAATGCTTTTTATTTTAAATAAGGATAGTTATACATTAGAGGAAGATGTTAATCATCATACGGTAAACATATTATTACCGCAAAATATTGAGAACGAACGGTCTATGACAATTATTTCTTTTTCGGCCTTAGGCTTACCTTATGATGGGACAGAAATTATTTTGAAAGATCGTGAAAGTGGTGAGAAAAATCGTATATGGATATCTGTACAAACAGGGCGAATTAGGTGGGAAGAAGTGCACTGA